TATGGCGAAACCATCCGCCGGCTGGGCGAGCTGCTGCGGGCCGGCGCCATCGACCAGGACACCTACACAAGGGCGATCGACCAGGCGAACCGCACGCTCGAGCAGACCGGTGAGACGACCTCTGGCGTTGTCGGCGCGATCGAAGCACTCGGGGAGCGGCTGGACGGCGCCGGCAATGAGGCGGCACGCACGCTCGCCAAAATGGCAATCGGCGTCGACGGCGTGCGGTTCAGCGTCAAGAGCTTCGTGCAGGATCTCGCATCCGGCGTGCTGGAACGGCTTATCCGCGACCAGATCACCGCGCCGATCAGCAATGCGCTGCTGCAGCTGGCCAAACTCGGCATCCAGCAGATCGGCTTCGCCTTCGCGGGCGGTCCGACGCCCGCGCCGGGCAAGGTCGTCACTGACGGTGGGCTGAAGTCGGCGCGCGGCAACATCTTTGATGCCGGCCGGCTCGTGCCGTTTGCCGCGGGCGGCATTCTGGCCGCGCCGATCGCATTCCCAATGGCAGGCGGCCGCACCGGCGTTGCCGCCGAGGCCGGGCCGGAGGCGATCCTGCCGCTCGCGCGCGACACGCGCGGCCGGCTCGGCGTGCGTGGCGGCGACGGTGGAGGTGCCGTTGTGGTCAACGTGATCGACCAGCGCGGCGCCAACGCTGGTACGGTCGAGACCCGGGAAAGTCGCGGCGCCGACGGCAGCCGCCAGATCGACGTGCTGATCTCCGACCGCGTCGACGCGGCACTCGCCGCCGGCCGCTTCGACCGCACGCTCGCCGGGTCGTTCGGCCTCCGCCGCCGGGGCTTCGCATGAGCTATGTTCGATGAGCGCCATCGCCTGGCCGATCGGCCTGCCGCCACGCATGAATGCCAGCGGCTTCACCGAGACGCTGCCCGACCTGGCGCTGCGCACCGAAATGGACGCCGGTCCACGCAAGATGCGCCGGCGCTTCACCACGGGGCCGACCGCCATCGAGGGCAGCATCACGCTGCGCGGCGGGCAGCCCGCATTGCTGGAGACCTTCTACCGCGACACCACTGCCGGCGGCACGCTGCCCTTCGACTGGACGCACCCGCGCACCGGGGCGCTCAGCACGCTTCGCTTCACCGCGCCGCCGGCGCTCGCGCCCGTGGCCGGCGATGTCTGGCGGGCCACCCTCAAGCTCGAAGTATTGCCATGAGCTGCTCCGCAGCAGGGCTGCCATGAGCCGCGCCCTGTCGCTCGCCGCAAGGCAGGCGGTCACCGCACAGGAGACGGCCGAAATCTTCCTGATCCTGCTCACGATCGACGCGCCCGGCATGGAGGCGCCAATCCGCGTCGTGAACGACCGCGCCGACGTGATCAGCCGGGGCCTGCACTTCATCGCCTTTCCGTTCGAGATCGATCTGCCGGGCGAGGATCCCGAAGCGGCGCCAAAAGTCACACTGCGCATCGACAATGTCGATCGCCGCATCGTCGCAGCACTTCGCGAGCTGCAGGGCGTGGCCACCGTCACCATCGAGGTCATCCGCGCCGGCGACCCCGACGAGATCGAGGCCGGGCCGTTCGCCATGCAGCTGGTCAAGGCGACCTACGACGCGCTCGCCGTTCAGGCCGAGCTGGCGTTCGAGGACACACTGAACGCGCGCTTCCCCGCCGGCACCTACACCCCCGCCGACTATCCCGGCCTGTTCTGATGCCAGATATCCCCGACTGGGTCGAAAACTATGTCGGCATTCCCTACCGCACGCTCGGCCGCGGCCGCGACGGGGCCGACTGCTGGGGGCTGGTGCGGCTGGTCTATGCCGGCCGCCTCGGCGTCGATCTGCCGGCCTACGACGGCCGCGGCTTCTCGGGGCGCGACAGCGTGGCGGATGCCGCCGGTCTCGTGGCGGCTGCCAGGGGTGCCTGGCGCGAGGTGCCCGAGGCCGAGGCGGCACCGCCCGACTTGATACTGCTGCGCGTGCACGGCCAGCCCGTGCATGTCGGCGTGCTCGTCGCGCCCAGAATCATGCTGCATAGCCTGGCCGGCCACGACAGCGCCATCGAGCGCTTGGACGGCATGATGTGGGCACGCCGCATCATCGGATACGGCCGATGGACGGGGTAGGCGCAAAACTCCTCGCCTGGCCGCACCCGCTGCGCAGCGACCGGATCGACCGCGCCGCGCCCGAGGGCTCGACCCTCGCCGAGATCGTGGCGCTCGCCGGCCTCGACCCGGTGCTCGTCCGGCACGCCCAGCTCTGGCTCAGCGACGCGGACCAGCAAGGTGAGCCATGGCCGGTGGCGCGCGCGCACTGGCATCGCGTGCGCCCCAAGGCCGGCAACATCGTGCAGGTCAAAATCGTGCCCGCGGGCGGCGGTGGCGGCGGCAAGGTTTTCCGCACCGTCCTGCAGATCGCCATTATCGCTGCCGCCATCGCGCTCACGGCCACCGGCGGGCCGCTCGGCGGCATCGCCCTGTTCGGCATCCAGGGCCTGGGATCGAGCCTGATCGCCGCCGGCATCACGCTGGTGGGCGGCCTGCTGGTCAACGCCCTGATCCCGCCCGTGGTGCCGCGCCTGGATGCACCGGCGCTGAGCGGCGATAGCGGTCGTGCCAGCCAGGCGCTGTCGCTCACCGGCTCGTCCAACCGCACGAACCTCTACGGCCCGGTGCCGCGCATCTATGGCCGCATGCGCGCCTATCCGGTCAAGGCAGCCCGCGACGTCTCCGAAAGCCAGGGCGATTCCCAGTACCTCCGATGCCTGTTCGACTTCGGCTACGGCCCGCTCGAGATTTCTGACCTCCGCATCGGCACCACGCCGCTTGCGCAGTTCGAGGGCGTGGACGTGGAACTCCGCGCCGGCCGGCCGGACGATCCGCTGGTCACGCTCTATCCCAGCGCCGTGCGCGAGGATTCCTACGCGCTTCGGATCACCCAAACTGCCGGGCCGCAGACCGTCGAAAGCCGTGACAACGCCTCGGAACTGATTCTTGACCTCGCCTGGAACGGGCTGGCCTTCTTCGACGACAACGGCACCGCGCAACCGCGGACCGTGCGCATCCGCCTCGAGGTGCGCCGGCTGCCCGCCGAGGACTGGACGCTCTGGGCCGAGGAGGATGTCTCGGCTGCCAGCGTCGGCCGGTATGTGCGCGGCTGGCGCATCGCGCTCGGCATCCCGGGGCGCTTCGCGGTGCGCATCACGCGCCTTTCCGCCGACAGCACCAGCCCGCGCGTCCGCGACGAGATGTTCCTGACGGCGCTGCGCACGGTCGAGCCGGCCCCACCGGTGCGCGCCCGCGGCCGGTGCCTCCTCGCGCTGCGCATCCGCGCGACGGACCAGCTCAATGGCACCGTCGACCAGCTCTCCGCCATCGCCCAGGCCCTGCTGCCCGTCTGGGACGGCACCGCTTGGACCGAACCCCGTGCAACCCGCGCGCACGCCTGGGCCTATGCCGACGTGCTGCGCGGCCTGGCCAACCCGCGCCCCGTGCCGGACTCACGGCTCGACCTGCCCGCACTCCTGGACTGGGCCAGCACCAGCGGCGCTGACGGCCCCGATCCGAAACACACCTTCGACGCCGCCATCGACTACCAGACCACGGTCTTCGAGGCGCTGCGCGACATCGCCGCCTCAGGCCGCGCAGCACCTGGCATGCGCGACGGCAGGTTCAGCGTTGTGCTGGACCGGCCGCAGACGGTGCCCATCCAGCACTTCACCCCCCGGAACAGCTGGGGTTTTCGGGGCACAAAAGTGTTCCAGGACCAGCCGGACGGCGTGCGCGTGCGCTACATCGAGCCCGCGCGCGACTGGAGTTCCCAGGAGATCACCGTCTACGCCGACGGTTTTGACGAGACCACCGCCGGCCGGATCGACAGCCTGGAAACCTTCGGCTGCACGCGCCAGGACCAGGCCAAGCGCGAGGGACGCTACCATCTCGCCGCCGGCCGCCTGCGCCCCGAAACTTTTGAACTCTCCTGCGACGTCGAGAACCTGCTGGTCACCCGCGGCGACCTCGTGCGCGTCTCGCACGACGTGCCGCTCTGGGGTTCCGGCTGGGGCCGCGTGCAGAGCGTCGCCACGGATGGCGAGGGCAGGATCACCGGCTTCGTGCTGGACGAGCCGGTGCCGATCCGCGGCGACCGGAGCTATGCCGCGCGCATCCGCCGCGCCGATGCCTCCAGCCTGGTCGCCAGCATTTTTGCCGCGCCGGGCGAGACCAGGGACTTCACGCTGTCGGTGCCGATCCCGCCGGCCGACGGCTTCGCGGCAGGCGATCTCGCCATGGTCGGCGAGGCGGAGCGCGAGTCGGCCGCGCTCATCGTCAAGGCCATCATCCCCGGCCCCGACCTGACCGCGCGGCTGGTGTTGCTGGACGCCGCCCCCGAAATCCACAGCGCCGACACCGGCCCGATCCCTGCCTACGATCCGCTGCTCACACGG